ACCTATTCGCAATGTAACGTATCCATCATCATCTATTTGGATATATGATACATCGTCTGACACAGTATTCAAAGCATTGGTTAGATCATTCCATGTCATTATATCCTCACCATTTCAAGATTATAGTCTTCAAAATGCCACTCGAGTTCCAACCAAGCAGTTTCGTTACAAGAGTCCCAACCCACTCCCAAGTCAAGTTCGGCATTCTCCTCTTGGATCTCCTTTGTCCATCTATCTGCCCAAGGAGTTAGGCTTACTTCGTGGTCCATGGGCAGTTCGTTTTTGAATGTAATCATGTTCGATGCTCCTCTACGTTAAAATGAACGCCATACCTATCAGGGGCGGTTTGAGCCTCGTCCCAAATATAATCATTTGTTGCTATATCTTTTGCTTCTTCGGGGCTATCGGCTTCTATAAATAAGACGGTAGTCTGCACAACTTCTACGCGATACTTCATTGGCCTTCTCCCTTGAGTACTTCTCTTTCCCACAGATCCTCGTAGTAAAGATACTCAAAGTCATCGTCATTTTCCCTAGCCCGTTCTTGATCGGGGTGCGTTTTATTATCAAAAAACAACTGATCAAGATACTCTAATAGCACCTTATCCATTTGCTCTCGGGACGGCTTAGAGTCAAATACGACCACATCATCTTCGTCACCGCTTTCCCTAAATTTAAATACCCATACTTTCTTCATATGTTTCTCCATAGTTATTGCGTTTATCCCATACAATCACAGATAAACGAGCCTGTCAACACGAAAAAAGCCCCCCAGAAAACTGAGGGGCTTCTAACATAACTACGGGAGAGGGCCTATGACTTCCCTCAATATCCAGTTATACGCGAATATATAAGACTTTACAAGCTTTTTTTTGATTTTTTATTATTAAACCCGTCAGGCGTGATAAATCCTTTTTTTATATCGGCCCGAATACGTTTTATCGTTTCTTCATCGTCAAAAATCTTAGAATAATCGTCTTTTGTTACTTTTTTGCGGCGCATCATGCGCTTAAAAGTATCTATAACTTCTTTGCTGAAGTGACGGATCTGGTGGTCCGTGGTGGTTTTTTTAAGAAAATTATTAATGTTTGCTAAATATTCTAATTTCATTTCATAAACTCAGGCTTTCGTAAGGGTATGCGCACTTCGGGGTAGCTGTAATGGCTTTCGACGGTCACACAATTAGGTTTCTGCACCCACGGATCTTTGTGTTGGTTAAACATTTTCGCGTGATACAGACAGTTTTCTTCTTTTTCAAAAACGATACGATGCACTAAATGTTCCTTTGCTTCCACATCAGGTAAAGTTATTAAAAATAATACATAGTATAGCATTTTAGGCGTCATAGTCTAATCCTCTGTAGTCTATAATGTAAGTATGTTCAGCTGCTTCGCCATCGCGCGGTATACGAAACCGTAGATTAACTTGTGTGTAGTCTTTGTATTCAGTTTCACGAAAATGCCATTTTGGTACGGGGCACTTTTCCAGCCATAAATCAAACTCTGTGCGCGCGGTGTAGTCTTTCTTTGTCATATTTTCTCCTATTTTATGTTAATATATATAACTTATCCCATACTACAGGCCAAATTTTTTTAGTCAAGGCTTGGGATCGAGCTTCTCTTTCAGCTTATTATATATTTGCCATACTATTTTCAGCTGGCCGCTGATTGTTCGGCCGTGATCCGCGCTTGTTCGCTTGATGTCCTCGTAAACTTCTTTGGGAACGAGTACCGATTTCCATTTTTCTGTGTCCATAAAGGGTCCTCATATGTTATCTTACGCGAATATATAAGATTATATGTAAAAATGCAAGAAAAAAAGCCTCGCGAGGCGAGGCTTGAGTCTTGGAGGAAAGAACCGAAAAAGTGTTAGCAGTATATCATTTGGCAGTTCCCCAGTCGGGTCCGACTTCAATGTCACACTTGCTCGGTATTTCTAATTCTACCGCAGTTTCCATCATATGCGAAACAGTTTCTGCATCTTTTATGTCTTTTACGGACATAGCTATCTCGTCGTGGATCTGTATGAGCGGTATACGGCCTGTATTATATATATTAACCATAGCTTGTTTAGTCATGTCTGCCGCTGACGCCTGAATTAATCTATTCAGGGCCTTGTATGTGTACGCACGTTTCAGGCGTGTGGTATCGCCATACTCTTGCACCGCTTCGCGATACGGTAGCGCTTTGTTCATCTCGAATGTATCGGGTTCCCACAGATCAAAACGACACTTACGGCCCAGCAACGAGCGTATGGAGCCGCTGCTGCTCTTGTCGTTCAGCCTATTCTGCACCCCTGTCATTAGCATCTTAACAAAAGGCACACGTTTATGGTACTGACGCACGAGCTCTTTGGCCTCATCTAGCGTAATATCCAGCTGGTCAGACATCTTGCCGACCCCCATGCCGTACATCAGGCCCAAGTTTATTGTTTTTGCTTGCTTACGTGGTATCTGTGCCATTTCAGCAACCATTGTGTGAAAATCCATGTCGGGGTTGTTCCGGTAGCCGTGGACAAATTCTTCTACACCATCAAGCGTGAGCCCCTTACTTTTGCCATACACATACGCATAGTGAACCAAGATACGCGGTTCCTGTTGCGAGAAATCTATTGCGGCCCACTTTTCGCCCTCTTCGGGGAGGAACAGAGAGCGAATCATAGGACCAAGCTCAGGATCCCGTGCTGGGATCTGCTGTAGGTTCGGGTTATTCATGGATATACGCCCTGATACGGTACCGCCATCATCAGATCGTATTTGATTTATATGGCTATGTATGCGTCCGTCAGAGTGACAATGCTTCATAATTGTATTGATAAACGTCCCCGAGGTCTTGTTTAGGTTACGCGCTTGGACAATTAACTGCGGAAGTTTGTGGCTGTGATCGCTCAGAAATTGTTTCGTGAACGATGGCGCGCCTTTCTCTGTGCGTGGGTAATCTATACTCAGCGCCTCAAAGGCCTTCGCTATGGAGGAGGCGGCCCATATTTCTATGTCATGGCCCACAAGCTTCTTAATGTCCCCCAGCACCTCTTTTTCGCGTTTCAGGAGCGAGTTCCGTGTACGCTCAACCTTGTCTTGGTCCACACGGACACCGCGCCATGTCATGTCAATCAAACACGGCAGTAGATCGAGCTCAAGATTAGCGATGGGCCACAGACCTTCTTTACCCAGCTGGCCCGATAAATAGTTCCAGAGTTCGAGTGTGAGCTCGGCGTCCCCCTCGGCATACGGTCCCACATACATGGCTGGCATCTTCCAGAGCTCGGCTTTTGGGTCCAGACCAAAACCGCGTGCCGCTTCTATCAAGTTCTTCTCAGACTTGACCTTTCCTAAATGATCGTAGGCCAGCGCGTTTAGACTGTAGCTAAAGCGGTTCTCGTCCAATAGCGATGCTATGAGCATAGTATCTATTATGCGTCCATTGATTGTGAAACCCATGCGACGTATCCAGCCAGCATCGTACTGGGCATTGTGCATGATTTTGTCTGCTGGACTTTCAAAAACTTTCTTTAGCCACTTGTTTACCACACGCTCGTCAAGATTACCGCCATACTTGTGACGGATCGGTATATAGCCTGACCAATCACTCACGGCTATGGCATAGCCAACGACCTCTCCATCGCCCGTTGCCCAACCAGCTCCCATGGTCTTGATGTTTGGATCGCGTGTTTCGACATCTATAGCTATTTCCTTGGCGTCAAATATGTTTGGCAGCTCACTAGGAGGAAGCCACTCTGACTTTGGCGTGTCAAACGCCAACTGCAACGCCATTATTTTTCTCCTCCAAGAGCACCGTAGCCACAGATATCAAGCCAGCTGTCTTCATGGTCTGGTGTTTCTATCAGGCGTGATAGCTTAACCGCTATCATACATTGGTAGGCTTGCGATACTGTGACCTCTTTTTCGAGTATAACCGACCACAGCTTTGCTATGCGTTTGTGGTTCTCGTGTGCATCGCCGTAAGCTTTAGCCCGTGGGCCGTTAATCATCTTCTCGGCTTTCTCTAGTATTTGCTTCCTGTTCATATTATGTAACTCCTCAATGCGTCTTCTGGCTCGATTAAATATAAGTTTTTTTTAGTTCGTGTTACACCGAC